TCCATATACTGTATACAATATGGCAAGAGAAGAGGGGTATGATAACGCTAACCCTTCATCAGTTAGGTTTATACTAGATCCAGACGGCCTATTAGCATCCTTAGACCCTAACTACATGCCTAGAACCGATCGCTCTAAGCTTTATTTTCAAAACTACGAGATTGCACACTTTAGGCTGCTCTCCGACTCCACCTTCCTTCCTTACGGACGCTCTTATTTAGAGCCTGCAAGGAAGATCTTTAAGCAGCTAAACCTTATGGAAGACGCAATGCTTATCCACCGTATTGTAAGATCTCCTGAAAAGAGGATTTTTTATGTTAACGTAGGTACTATTCCTCCTAACGAAGTCGAGCAGTTTATGCAGAAAACGGTGACTAATATGAAAAAGACACCGTACGTTGACCCACAAACAGGCCAGTACAACCTGAAGTTCAACCTTCAGAACATGATGGAAGACTTCTTCATACCAGTAAGAGGAAACGATACAGCTACAAAAATTGATACCACCCCCGGACTAACCTACGACGGTATTCAAGATATAAATTACTTAAGAGATAAGCTTTTTGCTGCTTTAAAAGTACCTAAAGCGTTCTTTGGCTATGAAAAAGACTTGACAGGTAAGGCTACTCTAGCTGCTGAAGATATTAGATTTGCTAGGACTATAGAAAGAGTGCAGCGTATTATGGAATCAGAGCTTACTAAAATAGCTTTAGTACACCTATACGCACAGGGGTATGAAGGTGAAGATCTAGTAAATTTCGATCTTAAACTTTCAACTTCCTCAATAATCTATGAGCAGGAGAAAGTCATGCTTATGAAGGAGAGGGTGGAGCTAGCATCAGCAATGATGGAAACTAAACTTGTACCCTCTAACTGGATTTACGAAAACATCTTTAACTTCTCAGAAGACCAGTATAACGCTTTTAGAGATCAGATACAGGAAGATGCTAAACGAACCTTCAGACTAGTTCAAATTGAGAACGAAGGTAACGACCCAGCTACAACAGGTAAGTCCTTTGGTACTCCTCATGATCTAGCCTCTCTATATAATGCACGGAATACAGGAGAGGATGTTCCTCAGGGGTACGATAAGGATATGAGAGAGCCCGGACGCCCTCAAGAAAAGGCTACTATTTATAACACTCAAGAGGATCCCTTGGGTAGAGATAGACTAGGAGTAGACGATATGAAAGGTAAATATCAGGGGGAAGAAGATAGGTTAACTGAGAATAATAGAACCAAAGCTATATACTATAGGTATAAAGATTTGTTTGATTCAAAGAAAGTAGTCCTGTTCGAAGATGAAAATAAATCTGGTAATCTTTTAGATGAGAAGAATATTAAAGATTTAGAAGATTAACCAATATTTATTAGTATAACCTTCTGTAATGAAAATAAAGCATTCAAAGTTCAAAAACACAGGACTAATTTTTGAATTGCTAACTAAACAGTTAGCTGCAGATATTCTGTCTAATAAAAATTCGGCTACTATTTCTATTATAAAGAAGCATTATAGCAATTTTTCTCCTGTAGCTAAAGAGTATAAACTTTACGAATATATTACATCTAATAAATCTATTTCAAGTAATAGAGCTAATTCCATTATTTCTACCATATTAGAGATATCAAGGAAGTTTAACAGAGAGGCATTAAATAAGCAAAAGTACGAGCTTATTGCCGATATCAAAGAGCATTATAACCTTGACGAATTCTTTTCAATCAAGGTTCAGAACTACAAACCCCTAGCTGCATTATACTGCTTGACTGAAGCTCATAATTCAGAAGATGTTATTAACCCCGATCTACTCATTGAGAATAAAACTACTCTTCTAGAGCATTTAACCTCACAATCGGTTAATAAGGAAGATACAAGAGAAGATTTAATCGAGGAATACAGTAAATACGAAAAAGATTTAAGGTTATTAGCCTATAAAATTCTTCTAGAAAAGTTTAATAACGAATACGAAAACCTACTGCCTGAACAAAAGAACGTACTAAAAGAGTTCATCTCCTCAGTATCTTCAACTAATAAGCTTAGGACTTTCGTAAACGAAGAATATAGTAAGATAAGAGATCTGCTTAGCACTATTAATTTAGAGGTAACCGACGAGGTTGTTAAGATAAAACTTAACGAACTTATCAACGGTATTATTCCAATGAGTGCAAGTGAAAAAGTATCTGACAACCATCTGGTAAGTCTTATGCAGTATTATGAACTCTTAAATGAAGTTAAGAATGCAAACGGATAAGACTCAAGTTATAAGGGAGCTTATTAAGAAGAAGCTTAAAGAGATGAGCGTAACTGCGGCTATTGGTACTGGCGCAGGTCCTGTTAAAGTTCCTTTTGCTTTCTCTAAAAAAGGACTAGGCGATAACCAAGCTACTAAGTATGCTAAGAAGATGGGACTAAAGCCCGTAACTAGAAAAAAACATACTAAGACTTACGATGTACTAGAAGAAGGTCAAGCCGTTCTACCGGTTGTAGAGCTTGAAAAAAAGATTACTGGAATAATGAAGAATTATTTCGGGAAAAATCTAGGATCTTCTGAAGATAGAGAGAAGGTAAGGGAGCTTATAAGAAAGGCAATGATAGCAGCCTATACTCAGGTAGATTTTGTAGTTAAGGAGATTGAATCACAAGAAGAAGAAGACTATCTAAATACTTACGGCGATTTCGACTACGGTCAAGATATACGCAATAGAGACGACGAAGAGCTTGGTATTTACGAAAGTAAGACTATAAACGAAATATCTTATCGAGCCTTTAAAAAAACTACCGAAGCTTCACCCTCGCAAAAGATCAATAACTCAATGCGGGAGATTAAGTTTCTGATGAGAGAAATCGAATCAACTATACACAACGCTCTCAAGCTTAAAGAAGAGATGGGAGTTAAGTCTGGTAATTACTGGAAGAGGACAGGTCAATATTTATCATTAGTATCTGAAAAACTTAACAGAATTTCAAACAATCTAAAAGAGCTCTCACAATGACATTACAAGAGAAATATAATGCACTCACTGAAGGTGCATTTCCCAAGCATCAATTCCTAAGAGATGCAAGATTAGCTTTCCCACAAATCATCTCACAGTTTAATAGCTGCGATGATGCTGCTAAGATACTTAAGAATAGAGGAGTGATTGCTGAGGTAGAGAAAAAAGCAGAACCAGTAAAGCGTGATCCTGCAGATAGTATTTCTCCTAACACCCTCAATCAAGGTATTAAGGCTGAATTAGAGCTCAAGGGTTTAGATACTCAAAATAAACCATCTGAAGAGGAGTATACGGCTGCTAAAAAGAAAGCTGTAAAAAACATTACCAAGGATAGTCTGCATTATAAAAATGCAAAAACTATGGCATCTTCTAAGTCCGATAAAATGGAAAAGGTAAAGCTTAATGAAAGTGCTATAAAAATTATAAAGCATTATCTTAACGAAAATAAACTTGCCGAGGAGATGGTAGTTGGAAAGCAACTCCAGGATATTCTAGACTCTGATTCAAATAAGGTAGCTCATGGAGCTGCTATTGCTCTTGATGCTCTTAAGAAATTCTACGCTGCTTCTGAAAACTTGACTAGAAAGCTAGAAAAAGCTTATAAAACCGCTGGATCGTTCATGGCTCCGGCCTTAGGAGCTGCAGTAATTAAGCAGATTTCTGATATAACCAGTAAGCCTATGAGAGCAGAAATGCCTAAAGCTAAGATGGTTAACATTGCTAAAATAGAAGATTTCGAAAGTCTTTCTAAAGAAACAGGAATACCAGTAGCTGACCTTAAGGCTATGCAGAGGGAACTAAAGAGTGGAACGATGGCACTCCCAAGAGCTAACGAAGCTGAAACCAACACAACCGACTTCCAAGGCCCTACCCAAAGACCGGATGGAACTTATAATGTAGATTACCTAAGAGAGGGACGTAAGTCTTTAAAGGAAAACAAAGAACCCGTAATGATTGACGGTAAGGAAGTTGATGTACACTCCATTGTAGCTGGTAATGTAGATCATTCTGACTACCCAGACTTTGCAGATGCTTACGCTGATTCTGCAAAGTTTATGGACGGTACACCATTAAGTGATGACCAATTATCACAACTAGATGATAAGCACTCTGACCTTGTACAAATGGCAGCTCATGAACGATTATACGAAGGTAAAGTTAAAAAAGGATATAACGCACTTAAAGAGTGGGTAAAACTGCTAAAAGATGAATCTTCAGACAGATAAGATATGGGATTATTAGTAGAATACGCACCCTTCCGCCCTACAATCACCGAGTCTAGAAGTAGACCTGGTGTCTTTGAGGTTACTGGTGTAATGCAGAGAGCTAACTCAAAAAACCAAAACGGTAGAATATACTCTAAAGATGTGCTATACCGAGAGGTGCAGAACTACATTAATCAGTATGTTAAGATAGGCAATGCGTATGGAGAACTAGATCACCCAGACTCTCCTGTAGTTTCACTAAAAAACGCCTCTCACGTTATTAAAGAGCTTTGGTGGGATGGAGATAACCTTATGGGTAAGGTTGAGCTCTTAAACACACCATCAGGTAATATTGTAAAAGAGATTATCATAGGAGGTCATACTATAGGAATATCATCAAGAGGAACTGGAAGCGTAAGACAGGTAGGAGAGAACACCTTAATGGTTCAGGATGACTTTGAGTTAGTCTGTTGGGATTTCGTGAGTAATCCCTCTACTCACGGTGCATTTATGAACCCTATGTCCTTAAACGAAGCTACCGAAAGAGTACTTGATAAGTACGCAAAGGTACATCAACTTGTATCAGACATATTGAATACGCCTTTAAAAGGGTAACTTTTTTATAGATAACTCTTAGGTTTCGATAACCTAAGTATATTTATTTAAAAATATATCGTCCTTACGATATCATTCATATACATTTTTCATTGTACTTTCAATTAGAATAAGTACACAAAATCAATCAAAATTATGTCAAACAGTATGCTTTTTAAGCAAGCAATTGCTGAAGCTAAGGCCGTCCGAGAGGCTGCCATCGCCAATGCAAAAGCTGCATTAGAAGAAACTCTCACTCCCCATCTAAAGGAGTTGCTTGCCGCTAAATTACAAGAAATGGAAGGCGCTGAAGAAGAAGAAGAGGAGAGTAACCACGAGGGTATGAATAAAATGCCTGAGTACCAAGTAGCTGAAGCCGATGAAAAGGAAGAAGGCGAAGAAGAAGAAGAAAAAGAAGAGGAAGATGAGATCGACCTTGAGAACATGGAAGTAGAGGACCTAACAGACCTTATCCGTAAAATAATTGCTCAGGAAATGGGTGAGGATGACGGAGAAATGGAAGACGAAGCGGAAGCTGAGATGGGAGATGCTGCTGAAATGGAGGATGAGGAAGAGGCAATCAACCTTGATGAACTTATAGCTGAACTATCCAACATGGGTAACGAAGGTAAGCATGATAGCATGACCAATGAAATCGGCCTCGATGAGAACGCTGAAGATTTGATCAAAAAAGCTATTGCAATGGGTGGAAGTGCTGCTAAGAAAATTGTTGACGCAATTGGAAAAGCAATCGATTACACTCCTATCCCTGCTGGAACTACCGGAAAACATGAAGGAGTTAGTAAGGGTGAGCTTGAAGAAGCTAACGCACAAGACCTTATTAAAAAAGCTCTAGGAATGGGTAAAGAAGCTGCTAAAACAGTAGTTGATGCGATTGGTAAAGCAATCGAATACACTCCTATCAAGCACGGTCAAACTGGAAAACAAGAAGAAGCTGCATACATGAACGAAGCTAAGAAGACTATTATGATTCTTAGAAGAGATCTGCATGAAGTAAATCTTTTGAACTCTAAAC